TGCCCGGTCTGCTCGATGTGAACAGTCTGCTCGATCTGCCGGTGGGCCGCATCCGTCTTGGGGCTCATGCGCTCTTGCCTCCCCGAGGGAAATAGATGTGGAGCTCCTCTGGTTGTGCGCGACAAATATCTAATAACTGATACATTTCGTCAATTGACCAAGGTGTTCGTCCGCGAAAACGATGACTAATCGATGCCTCGCTGAGCCCCATTGCTTTTGCAAGATCTGTTTGGCGAATTCCAAGCTGCCGAAGACGACCTGATAAATAACGGTACATACTGCCGCTTCTCCTTTCATAGTTTCTGTGGTGGTTAAGAGGCTTGCCTTTTTTGCATCATGGTAGGCTGTTGGCATACATGCCTTCATTTTTAACTCGCATAAATGCGAGTTTTACTGCAAAAAAATTTGAATTGCCTCTTGCGGCGTCATATTAAGGATTTCAACAAGCTTGTGCATTTGTTCTACCGTAAAAGAAAGGCCATCTGCCTTCATTTTTCTCGAAAAAGTACTACTATCAACGCCGAGTTTTTCGGCAACTTCCTCCTGCGTCATTCCGCACTCCGCAATCTTACCCTTTAGCTTTGCCATATTCGTACACACAGTTCCACCTCCAATCTCGCACAAATGCGAGTTCATGTGTCTATACTATCTCGACAGGTCTACTTTGTCAATAGCTGATTTCGCATTTTTGCGATTTTTTGTAAGTTTTTTGCAAAAGCATCTTGCGTTTTTGCAAGTTGCGATATATATTAAATTTAGAAGGAGGAATGTTAAATGTCTACAGGACAGAGAATGAAAGCTCGCCGGAAGGAATTAGGGCTATCTGCAGAGTATATTGCTAACCATCTCAATCTTTCACCTGCGACAATTTATAGATACGAAAACGGAGACATTGATAAGGTCCCTGGTGATATACTTGAACCTCTCGCCGCTATTTTGCAAACAACCCCAGCCCATTTAATGGGATGGGACGATTATTCAAACCCAATTGAGTTTACTGTTTCAACAGATGAACTCCAGAAATACTTGACAGAAGAAGATAGCACAAAGCACTTTTTCGATATTACCCACAAAATACGGCCAAAAGCAGGGGCCAAAAGCAGCAAGAAAGCCTTTGCGGAAAATTTACAACACTACATGGATCAAGCAGGCATAGACCAAAATAAGCTCTGCGAAGATCTGAATTTTAAATATTCCACCGTAAGCGGGTGGCTAAGCGCTGAAAAATATCCCCGGATCGACAAAATTGAAATACTATCTCACTACTTTGGCATTAAGAAAGCAGATTTAGTAGAGGACAATAATAAAACTGATAAATTAGGCCGTATATTTGTTGATGTAACAACAGCTCTAAATCTGAATATTCCGGAGATGCAAGAAGATCTCGGAGTTGATCGGAAAACCATTGAGCGCCTGATCATCAACAAGAATACTTTTCTCAAGAAAGAATTTAAACTTCTTGAAGAAACTTACGGTGTTCCAGTTTCTGTATGGGCGGGGGAAAAAACGTTCGGTGCCTGGCTTCATGCACTGCTTCATAGCCAAGAAAATGCAAAAATCTACAAATTATATGCGCAGCTGAATCCCGAGGGGCAGGCAAAGGCTGTTGATATGTTGGACGATATGGTATTATCCGGAAAATATAGCACATAAAAAACCGCCCCCGACTGAGAGCCGGAGCGGTGAAAGAGGAGTTTTTGCGTATGAATCGAATGAGGCCTCTGTGCATGTTTTTCTTGATCATGACGGGCTATATACTATTGGCGTACCTCATTTTTCCTGTCGAAGACAATATATGGAAAGTACCAGATTACTACTTGGCGATCTCCGTATTAACATCCAGTGCTTTCGTCGTACTATACGAGCGTTGGCAGAAAAGGCGGAAGCCAAAGCATCTCCCCAACGAGCCTTTGGTTATCAGTGATGAACTGTTGGAGCCCGCCGCAAGCACAGTCATTACTACCGGGCAAGCTTCTATCTCTATGATACAGAGGCGCTTGGGAGTCAGCTACACACGCGGTGCGGAGCTTATGGATCTGCTTGAACAGGTTGGAGTAGTTAGCCCACTCGATAAAAAGAATTCACGTAAAATCTTGCTAACGAGAGAGCAATATAGGCGATATAAGCCAAGCCTTTTTACGCTTTCTAATGTCAGGGCGAGTACTGTTGAGGATGAACTCGCCTGTGTCGATGCTATGGAAGGGCATGACTTTGAACATTGGGGAGCTGATTTGCTCCGGGATCTTGGCTTTACAAAAGTCGAGGTTACACGGGGAAGCGGCGATCAAGGAGTAGATATTCTCGCAGAAAAAGACGGTATTCGTTATGCAGTTCAATGCAAGCGCTATCACAGCCCATTAGGAAACAAGCCCGTTCAGGAGGTCCATGCCGGCAAAGAAATGTATCAGTGTCAGATTGGCGCCGTAATGACAAACCGGTACTTTACCCCTAGTGGCCGAGAAATCGCAGAAAAGACCGGGGTCTTATTATGGGATCGCGACTGGCTGCGAGACGCCATCAACCGACGTCAAATTGGATAAAATAAAAACCGCCCCCGGTGCTACCAACACCGAGGACGGTATGTGCGCAAGCCCCTTAACCACCACAGAAAAGAGAACCAGACAGTGCTACAAAGACACCACCACTGCGCCCTTTTATCTTACCACGAAATGGCGCAGGTGACAAGATGAAAGGAGTTTTTATGTCAGAAAGAAAAAATGAGGCCGCGTGGATTGAGAGCCGAAACCGGTGGCAGATCAACGTGCAAGCTGATGGCGTCCGGAAGACCTTCATTAGTTCCAAACCCGGCAAGAAGGGTAAGATTGAGGCGGAGCGCAAAGCAGATGAATGGTTGGAGACACAGATCATAGGAGGCAACACCCGCTGTAATGTCCTGCTTGACCTGTTTCTCGCCCAGAAGAAGCAGACGACTTCCCACACTAACAGTTCACAGATCGAATACCATATACGGTGCTTTATAAGACCAGTGATTGGCCTAAAGCGTATTGATAGAGTAACTGAGGATGATTTGCAGGCCATAATTGATCTGGCTCACGCAGCCGGCCGATATCATAAAACACTCACCAATATCAGAGCTACAACACAAGCCTTCATCAAATTTTGCAGGAAAAAGAAGGTTACTATCCTCTTCCCAGAAAATCTTGTGATTCCCAGGAATGCGCCAAAGAAAGAAAAGCATATTGCCGGCCCTGAAGACATTTGTAAATTATTTACTCTCTCCACAACTTACTGGCACCTAGCAGAGCGCCCGGACTGGTATATTCACGCCTACCGCTTCGCAGTCTTAACCGGTTTGCGTCCGGGTGAATTACTTGGGCTACGCTGGTCAGATGTCACAGATGAGAGGATTACTATTCGACGCTCCTACAACGATGACGGTGAACTCACCTCCGGCAAAAATGAAAATGCCCATCGGACTCTGGCTCTGCAGGGCCTCGCTCAACAAGAGCTGGAAGCTCAGCGTGATATGCTGCGAAGAAACGCAATCGTCTCGCCTTATATATTTCCATCTCCTGAATCTGAAGTTACAGCACAGAAGCGATATCGGAACAGCTGGAAACGATATTGTAGATACCATAGGCTTTCCGATACCACCCCATATGAATTGCGCCATACCTATGTCAGCCTGAATGATGAGATGCCTGACGGTCTGAAGAAGAAGGCTTTGGGCCACTCTAAAAGCATGGATACGGAAGGTGTGTATGGCCATATTAAAGCCGGCGATCTGGAACGTATCGCCCAATATAGTGACTCAGTTGTTAAAAAAATCATCAACTGAGCAGGTACACACTAAAGTACACGTTTCATTTTTAACTGTGCTAAATTTTATGTACCACAGGTAAAACGTAAGTCGAAAAAATACAGTGATTTCAACGTTTTTGAAACTATGCTAAATTTCAAAGTGGGTTCGACTCCCGCCACTCGGACCAAGTAATGATAATCCGAACTACATTCTCCAAATAGGGAATGTGTTCGGATTTATCATTTCTATTGAAAATGTTTTGTAAAAGCAAGGGCGGGAAAATAATTCCTGCCCTTGTTCTTTTATTAAAAGCAGTTTATACTTACCATACAAGATGGTTAGGCTGTATTCCACAGAAAAGGAGACAACTATGCGCCGGAACAGACTTTCTATACTGAAAAGTGCGGTTGAACTTGCCATACTGTATTTTCCCCTACTCTTTCTATCTGACCTCATCGAAGAGGTATGCCCGTTTGCAAACATATATGTCCAGTCTACTGCCAGCGCATTACTTTGCTTTTGTGTCCTTTTCAGCAACAGTTCGAAAACTGCATTGAAAAAATGGAGTTGTTCAATTCCATTTACTTTGATTTTCTATTTTGTCCTCGCTGCAACGAATTTTGATGTTCGGCTGATCAATAGATTGCTTCCGGGATATGGACATCTTTCGGCGGGAGCGGGATTTGCGTTTATCATAGAATTCGGATTATTCACGATTGCACAAGGGATTGCAAATCTGCTGGCAATCGCTTGCAGCAATCCGCTAAATGCTGGTGGACTTCAAAAAATGTGTTCTATCATACAGATTGTAATTCTTCCAATAGTATGTATAATTATCGTTTTTGCTGTATTATATCTTGAACTTACAATGCCGACATGGAAGGAGATATATTACTCCGTCTATGGCTAATATAGCAAAAG